CAAATTTAACTATTCCTCTGCTTTTAAATAATCTAAAAGAAACTTTTGTATTACCACTACTATCGTCAGTTAATTGAAAGTTATCATTGAAAACACTAGATTTTCTATGAATCCATAAAGCAGCATCTTCTGAAACTTGATTATATCTAGGATCTGATTTATCTAAACCTATTATAATAGACGGTGGATTTTGATAATTTAAATCATCATGTATTGGTAAAACAGTAGAGCCATTAACTCCAGTATTAATTTTCCATGAAGTATCTCCATCATTACCAGAAGGTCCTTGTGCACCTTGAGGTCCTTGTGCACCTTGAGGTCCTTGATCTCCTTGCAAACCAGTAAAACCTTGAGCACCTACTGCACCTTGAGCACCCATAGGACCTGCTCCATTTGCAATAATCTGATCGAAGTTATAATTAACCTTGTCTAACTTTTCGTTATCTGTGTCAATTACGAATATCTGTTTTAAATTCATTATAATACTGGTCTTTTTATTATCTATTTATCTGTTTTAATTAGCTAAGGTTTATCTAAAATTTGTTAAACACGTTCTTCTTTGTTCCAATACACCGACGTTTGCGCATTGTCTATACCATAGGTCGTTTTCAGGGCCATAAAATGCATTATTCTCTATCGTTATGATTGGCTCGTATCCTTCATTACCAGTTGCACTATATAAATTTCTATAAACCGGTGATAAAGATGTAGCAGTACTCATAAATGTATCTTCATCAGTATATGCATACATAACTTCATCATATATTTGATTACAGTAATTAAAACTAGAAGATGCTTTTGCTATATAATCTCCATTTGGATAGCTTTGAGACGCTAACACATTAAATATGTAATTTCCAAAGAAATCTTCTCCTAGAAAAGAGCCTTGAACTTGGCTCCAATATCTTCTATATAGACCTACTCTGTACCAACCGTTAGGCGCATAATAAAATGGCGTTGAAGCTGGATTTGTATATAGTTTAGTTGCATTGACAAAAAGGTTGCTATCTGAATATAACAATATGCTAGAGCCTGAATACGGAGCATCAGGACCATTTAAGTTAAACATATTAGGTCCTATTGTAGCTGTAAAACTATTTACAGTTTGACAATTTTCAACAGCCACGAAGGCTTCAGTAACAAATGTTCTAACTACACCTCCGTTTGAATAATAACCTGATCCAACAACTGCATTTCCCGCAGCGTTGTATATTAATTTACTTGCTAAATTGGCACCTAAATTAGTCCAAAGAGCTGGATCAAAATCTATTTTATATGCTGACGTTGGATTTAAACAAGCTTCAGCTCTAGTTATAGGGCTAAAAGATAAATTTATATCGTATAATGTTGGCGTAGGTGGAATAATCACACCGCTACCAGCATCTTCCCAATGCATACCTGTTTCTTTCAAATAACAAATATAAATTAATTTAGAATCACTTTGGGATAACGGTCCGTCAGAATTAAATATTTCAGTTTGATTTGAAGTTGCATGATTTGTATAATTAGAAGTATATGATCCGCCTGATTGTGTAATGTCTAACTTTAAATCTGATCCTCCTAAAATAGATAATTTAGTAACTGATGCACTCGCATGTTCTTGACTAGAATTACCAGAAGTATCTTCGGCAATATCATAAGAATATGAATTTAAATTAGGTAATTCAAATGTAATAACACCTTTCTTCCAAGTTTTACCATTGCATATGTACCAGCCTTGATACATTGTACCTGTTTTACCAGATCCGTTTGTATTTTCTAAATAATCAGGCGTTGCTGTTTTAGTTTCATTTAATAAAAAATTGTTATTATTAAATTGATCTGCATTAATAGCAATGATACTACCAATAGGAAAACCAGGAATAACTTTAAGTGGATCAACCCATTTTACTTTACCGTTTGAATCAAATGATTGTGCAATCCAATTCGCAACAGGATTTTCAGTATTAAATTTAGTAGAACCTTGTATTTCGTTGGTTTCAGAAGTATCTCCGAATATAGAATTAATGGTCTTTATATTAAATAAAGATGCATTAAATTTACCAAATGTAGATGTTGCACTAGGATTAACGTTATATGTTAAAACAGCTTCATCGCTTATTAATTGAAATTCTGAATCAGCAGCGACATCAAATCCGTACTCTAATATATTGTCTTGGTTTTCTTTAAATAAATTTATAGAAACTATTTGATCATTTGCTTCGTCATCTGAAGAAAATACAATATTTTTTTGTAAAGCACCTAATTTAGTATGAATTTTACCTAAAATACCAATTTTAGCTACGTTATATTCATTTAAAGGATCTGTGCTATTATTAACGCCGAATAAGAAATTGGTAGGGTTATATTTACCGAACTGATTTATTTTTAGAGTAATATGACTTGAGTTTTCACTTTCATTTTTAAGCCAGACGGTTTCACCGTCTGCGCCTTGAGAACCAATTACACCTTGAGAACCGATTAATCCTTGAGGTCCAAGTGGACCTTTTGCTCCATCTAAACCTTGATCTCCTGAAAAACCACGAGGTCCTGATGGTCCACCGCCAGATATTAAAATTTGGTCAAAATTAAAATTTAACTTTTCAATTTTTTTAGATGACCACCAAGCGCTGTTATATTGGTCTAAATCACTTTCAAATAATTCCTTTATTATGATAGACATGTTATGCTATTATTTTGACAACGACTTTAAACTCATAGTTATAAGACGGTTTTTTATTATATATTAATCTAAAATTTAAACGTTCTTGTACAAAACCTTCAATAGAATAATTAGTTTGTTTTTTATGAATGTCCGTATCAATTAACAATGGATCAATTTGATTTACAAATGTTGTATTGATATTTTTACCTTCTTTGGCATAAATATTTATACTGTGAATAATAAATCTAGGCACTATATTTTGTTCCGAATATAATTGCAAATCATCTAATGTTGTTGTTAAGTCACCGTATGATTTAGAAGGTGTCACATAACTATTAAATGAAGATTTAATACCTCTTTCTAACAATTCGTCTAACACTGCTTTCTTAACATAGAAATCAGCATATATTTTATCATCCACTTCAGTCCAAGCTAGAGAATATGTGTTCTTATTATTTTCTCTATATTGATTTAATTCATCTATACTATTTAAACGTATTTCACTAAATGAAGAAATGTCGTATGCGTTAGACACTTTCATGATAGTAGAAGCCATAAATGCTTTTTCTTCAATAGGATTAACAGTACCTGAAACAAATGAATATTCATTATTTGCACCAGATTTAATATAGTAATTCTCTGAATATTTAGATTGTAAAATATTTAAATCTTTTTTATTAATTGCGATTTCACCGATCTTAGGATATAATGGCAATTTATCAGTACCGCTTGATAATTTTAAAGTACTATCGGGTGCTTCAGTATTTACTTTGTGATAAAAATAATTTTTAATTATTCCATAATCATTTAAACCAAGTGTATCGAAGTATGAACTAAATGCAATTCCAGTTCTATTAAATTTGTTATAAATTAACAATTCTCTAGTTGGAATAGATCCATCTTTTAAAGCTTTGTTTTCTGAATATATGTCAGTAAAATATAAAACGTCTTTAGTCAATGGTACATAATAACCATTCATTCGTCTTAATATAGTTCTATATGGATTTTCAGTTTGCACTATTTTTTTACCAACTTCGGCTGATGATATTTTGTAAGATTTTGGTTTGTCTTCGTCTACTGCAGCCTTGATATATGAATCTTTGTAAAACGGTGTTCCATTTTCAATTTCTAAAACAAATGAATTGTTAATAACATCACCAGTTTCTGACACATTTACATAGTTTACGCTCTTAGTAAAGTTATTAAAAATCTCTTTAAATGATTTAGCTTTAATATCATCCAGGTTTTGCTTGAATGCGTCCCAGCCTCCACCATAATAAGTGTATATTAAATTAGATTGATCTGAAGGAGTGATCTCTATTATGTTAGGAGCATCTGCTCCAACAGTATCAGTCACAGAGTCCCATAATTTAGGATAACCTATGACACTAATAGAAGTATCACTTAACACTTTAGAAATTTGAAAAGCATACGTGTTACCGTTATAATCAAATAACAAATAAGAATATGCACCTTTTTCTGTAATACTAATTTGTTTTTCAAAAATAGGTGATTTACCATTAATGTCGTCTATACCATCTATTATTACCTCAGTCGTTGCTGTTAAGTTTTGTATATTAGCGTATGCTCCATATATGTTTAAAGCACCGTCTATTTTACTATCAGATATTGCACTACCAATATAAGAGTGTCTTAATTCGTATAAAATTTTATGGGATATTTCTTTTATATTATTATTCTGCAATGAAATATTAACATAAACACAAATGAATTTAAACTTGTCATTTTTAATAACATCTATTATAGTATTAGTGTCGTTTGTCTCCTTGTCTAAATTTACTAATATTGCAAATTTATAATCATTTGCTAAATTATCGTTTACGTATTCGGTCGGAATATTCTTTACATTTTCTTTTCTCGATTTGTAAATATATTTTAAGCCTCTAAATATAGTATCTGAAAAGCTATACGCATCACCTTTATTAAATTTAGTGTATAACTTTTTAAGTTTATTTTTTATAAATTGTACACCGTCGTTGTTGATTTGAAATAAATCACCAACAACAATAGAAGACATTCCATCTTGTGTTGGAATAGTACCTAAACACGTTAATATTGTTTTATCATTATTTAAGAACGGCAAAGTAAGAGGTACAAATACACCATTCTTTTTAGTAACACCAGTATTAGTTACAATACTTTCATCAATGGCTTTATCAAATGTGATATAAGTTGCACCATTCGCATATGAAATATTAGTTACTTTAGAAAAATCTAAGTAAGCTCCTTCCCAAACAAAATATTTGCTAAAGTAATCGTTCGTCGTACTCTTAAGATTTTGAATTGTTAATTCTCCATCATTTAAGAAATTAACATAACTCTTAAGTTTGCTAAAATTAGCAGAGTCATATTTAAATATAGTTGGAATTTGATTAATGTGAAAATATTCCATATTGTAATCTAATGCATTTCTTTCCAAACCAGATTCTACATTAGGCGACATATTATCTGAACCGAAAGCTTCGCTTACAGTAAATAAATATGGATTCATTCTTGCATTAAAAGAATCTTTAAGCGCAAATTTATTAATATGTGGAACTACTCTACTCAAAAGAGAAGTTTCCTTTAATTCATTTTCATATAATCTATCATATTCTGAATAGATTTTTAAATCTTTTACAGCAATATTAGAATCTACGTTAAATTTATTACCAACGTCCTCTAATCTATTCACGATATCAGCTTCTGTTAAAGAAACTAAACTTGGATAGTATTCTTCGTGTCCAATTAAAAACGAAGAAGAGCATGCTAAATCATAATATCTATAATATGTGCCATTAACACTAGATGCCACGATTAAATCGTCTAATGCTAATTCTCCATAATTTGAGTTAGAAGTATCGTAGAAATCAAAATCAAAATCCTTTAAATTGTATGCGCTAAATTTACCATAGTATGTTACTGGAGATTGATAATAATTTAAATTGGTATATGTGTTTAGTTTATTGATTTTTTTAGATAAACATATTCTGTAAAAGTCAGAATCAAATGCATCTTCTAAAATTTCTAAAACTTCAGATTTTGTATTCAACACAGGATCTTTAATTATGTGACCTACTTTAAGATTACCTAATTGTTGTTTTTCTAAGTATATGAATCGGTTTTCATCTTTACCACCAGTCATAGAGTAATTAGTCCAATCATTAAAATTGGTTAAACTACCAACTGGCAAAATAGAATTATTAATGTTTGACAATTTACCAGAAATTACTTGTATAAAATCTGAAATATTACCAGTTCTAATACCAAAGGCAACAGAATTTCTATCATATCCTTGTGCATAATCTTCTATAACAATTGTGTCTGCAACAACAGTAGCGACAAAAGGATTATCAGAATGTGTTATACATGAAGCAAGCGCATGCAAAACATGCTTTAAATCACCTAATAATGAATATCTGTTTTGTTCAAATTTACCGACTTGCAAAGAATTATCTGCCATGTATGTAAATGACGTTAAGTTGAAATCGTCAGCTTTAAATTCAGAAATTGCAGTTAAATATATTTTATCACCATGATGTGGCGTGTCTATTAATTTGAATTTAATAAAGTCTTTTGCCTCTTTAGATAAAATATTGATTTTTAAAGTTCCGGCCAATACATCGTCAGTGAATTCAGAAATTGTTTTATTTTCTAAGCTTACTGGTATATTTTTAGTATTGTCAAAACTAATACCATTTTTAACGTGAAAGAAATTGTTGTATGGTGATCTAATCCAGTTTAATGTTGGATGACTTAAATCCTTTGTATTTAAAAACATATCTTGGTGAGATATTCCAACTGGTAAATCATAATAAGATAAAACGCCTCCATTTTCAATAATAACACTTTGATCTGCATCATTATTTACAACGTCGTTTACTTTAAATTCACCTTCATATATTGCATCTGTGTATAATCCAAAATATCTATAAACTTTATAATCTGTTGCGTGATCATCATCAAATAAAAATTCAATATTGATTAAATTAGCAACAGCTAATTGATTTCTTTCAAAACCATCAGTTATAATTTGATTATTAAGAATTTCTATTTTATCTACTAATAAATCTCTATTTGTATATTCTCTTTTTTGAACAAATCCACCTTTAACAACATCTATGCCGCAATATGTTGTATGGCTAGACGCATCAAAATTTTGAATGATAGGCGCGATTGGAAATGCAGCATCGTTAACATGACTTGTTATGTACTTTCCTAATTTAGAATTATCAGTCATGTCAAATGTTTTAACAATCGTGGCCTTATTTAAAAGCTGCATTATTCTATTATTTTGAGAAGCTAAGCTATCATCTAATAAAGTGCTATAGTCTGTAGCATCAACTCTGTATATTACAAAATGAGATGGCACCTTCTTATCTAACCATATAGGAGCTAAGAATTTGTATTGTTCATCGTATAATTTGGTTGAATTAAAAGAAGCACCGTAGTTGTATTGATCTTCAAACTGTTTAGAATATTCGCTAAACACAGAAAGATCTGAATTCTTTTTAAGAATATCATATCTCAAGTTTAAAGGGAGATCTTTATAGAATCTGGCAATATCTATTGAATATGATCCGGATGGATTGATTGGAAACTTTTTAAACGAAGCATTGGCCAATATAGCATTTGCATCGATAGAATCCATGTATAAGGAACCCGATGAGTTAACTACCAATTTTATATTAGTACTTAACTTTGGATTAGTTCTTAAAATACCAAATGACAGATCGTCAATTTGATTATTTGCAGTGTTAAAATTTGTTGATAAACTCATGTATTAGTCCTTCTATTTATTACTTTATATATCTTAAATAGAAGGACTAATGAATTACATATATCTTAGTGAAGTTATAGAGCCTGGTGTTGAAAAATCATTTTCAGAATCTACGAATTCTCTACCACCATGCCATCTAGGTACTCTATACGTGTCTATCATTTCTTTAGTTACGTTAGCTACTGAAGATCCTTCTGGTTTATATTTAGCGTAAACTTCAATATCAAAGGAGAATACGTCGTTTTCACCTTTTAAAATATCTAATCCTATCTTTTTAGAATATGTTAGGTTTGTTAAGTTTGTAGATGCAATTCCACCAACTCTTCCAGCGTTATTGGCTGAAGAAACTCCAAAATAATCAGTCATTCTATATTGAAATATTAAATCAACTGAAACAGCATTAGTAGCTCCTTGTGCAATTGATTTCTTACCAAATTTATTATCAGCGTCTACTGTTAAACTTGTAGTTTCAATAGGACTTAAGAATAAGTAAGCTCCGCATGAATGACCTCCTAATAAAAATTGATCTTCAGCATTGAATGACATTTTTAAACTTCTGTATACATCGATTGGTGTTGAAGTATTTGACTTCATTTGCCAATGTGCTCTTTTATATGGATTTTGAAATGATCCGTCTGTCATATTAGCTCTTCTAGGTGCATTTTTAGACATAGAAACTAAACCAATTTCTGCAATATTTAATGGCGTTAAAGCACTACCTGTATTTAATAATGGGTGATCTTTGTGTAAATACAATCCATTATCATAATCAGTTTTACTAACTTGATTTAAACCTGTACTGATAGCTGTAGTATTAGGCAAACCATTTGTATAATCTCCAGACCAAATAAAATCATCTGTTCCATTATTAGCAGCATAAGGTGCATCAGTTGCGTTTGCAAAATTCCAATATCTAGAATCACCTGATCCAATTAATGCTGGATTTGTTCCAAATTTATAATTGATACCATACTCAAAATCATCTGCACCATTTCCAACAGTCCATGATGTAACACCGTAATCAGTATCTGGTGGAGTCATAGAATAAAGATCTGCATCATTAGCTAAATTCTTAGCTCTAGAATACATATATTGACCTCTTAATTGGCCAGATTGGTATGGAGCAACATTCATATAATCAACACCGGTTAAATTAGAACTGATGTTTTGATATTGTAATGGAACTAAATCATATCTACCTTCATTTGCATAATAAGTATCGCTCGATACAGTTGGGTCGATAGTTCCTGGAGCTACACCTAAAACTGTAGATGCTCCAGAACCATAAGCTGGTTTTGTTCTATCTCCTACTAATCTAGATACTAATTCTAAATCTGTAGCTTTACTGTTTGATAATTTAAGTTTGAAACTTTTAGTTACAATTGCACCCTTTCTATCGATTTGATTTGTAATTTCATCAACATAATAGCCTGCAAATAATTTAACAGTTGTATGATTAGAAACAGTAGTTTGTGCTCCTGATTCGTCTTCTATATAAACAACTAATTCTCCAAGAGTTCCAGTGATTTGAGCTCTTAATTTCTCAATTTGAGTTTGCATCTCTACTAATTTGTCAAACAAACTAACAGGATTTTGCTCAGTCGTTAAGAAACCAGATGCAATCGAAGTTGCATTGTGTGAAAAGTATTTAGAATTAGCAGTAAATGAATCTTCTAAGTGTGTATATAAACCAGCTGTTGTTAAATCTTGTGTGATTTGAATTCTTACAGTCTCTAATGAATTTTCATTGATAGCTTCTAATATAGTATCACCTGTGAATTCACCTTCTGGAAATTCATAAGTCATTATATCAGACCAATCAGATTCAATAGAATTAGCAGGGAATCCAGCTTCTGAAAGAGATTTAACCATAATCTCTACTTTTTCGCCAGGTTGAATAGCAATGTCTAATGAATTAAAATTAACTGCATTAGCATCTTCTTCGCTATCAGTGCCCCAGTAAAATTTACCATTAGCATCTTTAATTCTTTTTCTGATAGGACCATCTACTTCAATCCAATTTGAAAAGGCTGCAGTTTTTGTTGTGTTACCATCTTGAAATGGTATTTGATCAATTTGTGAAGTTTTACCATTAGAAGAAACGTAACGGTATCTTATTTTAAATTGAACTATAGCCTGTTCTACAATATCATTTGACTTCTTAGGGTCTGGAATAGACCAAAAACCTCTAAGTTTATATTTAGGGGCAACGTTTGATAAATTATTAGAATTAGCAATAGATTTAATTTCACTAACAACAGAAGAATACAGAGCAGACTCAGATGTTCTCTTTTGAGCTAGTGTACTTAATTCGTTAGTGTCTCTATCTCTTTCTACAGTAGACTTATATTTTACGGTATTGATTGCAGATTTCTTTTTAGAAATAGCGTCATCTAATTTCTTTAGATTCTGCTCCGATGCAAGTTTATCGTTTTTAAGTTGTTTGATCTTATTAGTCGAATCATTATCAGTTAAGTGCTTGTTGATTTGAACTACTTTGAAATTTGCAGTATCTAACGCTGGTGCATTTGGTACTAAACCAACAGATGCTGGTGGAATAGAATCAATTTTAAAACTTTTAATAAATTGACCAAAGTCAGCAACTTCTGATCTGTAATAATCAGCTAAGTTCATAACAGTACCATTCTCTGTTGCAATTTGTAATTCGTTAGAATAAAATGCAACACCAGGTGAAAAGCTCTCTGACAATATTTTAGATACTGAATCAATAGCTTTAACGAATACAACTTGATATTCATTAAAAGCAACATTAACGTCGATATTAACTGCGACGTCAACATCTTTGTATATTTTTAATTCACCAGCTCCAATTCTAATAGGTTCTGAACCTTCAATTAAATCTAATTCAGCTTGTAAAGTATCGGTATTTAATGCCGTGATTTTATATCTAGTAGAATATTGATTTGAATTAACTACTAAGAAATCTCCAACTTTAAGAGTCTCTGTATTTTTTAATGTTTTAGATGAATCTGAGTACGTTAATTGGTTTAACGTAAATAATCTAACGTTTACGGTTTGAGTAGCACCATCGACAACCAGTGTCTTCTCTGCAGTGTCTATACCTAAAACGTCAAAGTTACCGTAATATGCCATAGATCTTGATGGCATATCAATATCTGAAGCATCTTTTCTATAAACATATTTATTTTGTACAATGTCTTTTACGAAAGTATCGTAATCAATATTGTTAGATCCTTTGTATACAGAATTAAAAGCTTGAATACTATTTACATCATTACTATCAAACACATATCTTTCAATGTATGCTTTTTCTGTAGTTGTTGGTATTTGACCACTTACATTTAAACTAACTGTTAATAAAGGATTTAAAAAGTCTTCAAAAAATTCATTAGCTTTGGTTTTGAATGCAGTTGGTGCCGCTAAATTTGTAATGCTAGGGGCTGGTCCTTGTAATTTAGAAGTAATAATTCTTCTAAAAGAACCATCTTTTAATTTAACATTAGATGTCGTGCTAGTAGTTCCAGCTAAAGCATCTAGATTACCATTTAATCTTTCAATTTCTCTTTTCAAGAAACCAAACGATGGAATCTGAACCGTTTTAACCGAACCTTTTTTAGGATCATAAAGATCTATAGCAACAGTTTCTTTGTCTGTTGTTATAGCTTCGTTAGTTTTTTCAAACGTACTTAAAGAGTTATTGTAAAGTTCAATAAATTGTTCAAGTAGTTGAGAGATTGAATTATTAGCGCTCATATTATCTTAATATATCTAGTTCAAATTGTTTATTAACAGCATCAGTGCATATTAATTCAACATATGGTTTTGTCGTTATAAAGCTTGAACTGCTTAGTGTTGAAATTAAAGTCCAACCTAAAGTAGAAGATTTTAAACTCCAAATTTTAACGTTAAAACCAGCAATGTCAATAGTGTTGTTAAATTTAATTTTAACAACTTGACCTTTCTTCCATGTTGTTGATGTGTCGTCTATGTATATATTGACATCATTAACAGCCGCATTTGAAGAATTAACGTCGATCGCAATTCTATTAGTATAAGGTTTTAATCTTGACCATATAGCATAATTATTAGCAAGCGTTGGATCAAATGGAGCAGTAGCTTCTATTTTAGAACTAACAATCCAATTTAAAAATGAAACTGGTGTAACATCAAATAAATAAGGTTCACAAATTTCATAACCGTCTACTGTATTAATAATTTTAATAATATTGCTAGTAGATTTATCAATTCCTATACCAGGCCCTGGTTTAATTACGTCTATATTATATTGAACTGAAGTTGGTACCGTACCGTCTAACATTTGATTAATCTTAAGATTGGTAGATTGAATCAATGATAGTAAAGTATTAGACTGAGACATATTTAATTTAGCATTAGCTACGTCTTTTTCAACTGCAGCAATTCTATTTTTAACGTCTGCAATATCAGCTGATGTTAAGATCAAGCTTTCAATGTCTGCAACTCTGTTAAACATTTCTGTATATTTTGTATCGGCATCTTTTAATAATTTAGTAGCATTACTAAGTGCAGAAACAGTATCTAAAAAGATGTCCATTCCAAATGTACTAAAATCATTAATGTTATTTTCAACACCAACGTTATCCATTGAACTGTTGAATTTAACATTCAATTTCAAAGAGAACGCATTACCATTTAAACCAGTAATATCGTTAGGTTTGTATTTTGTTTGAGTTGGAATAAACCAACCTGATCCATTTGGATCTTCTTTAAAGTTATCTAAAATTAAAACACCGTATAGGTTTGTAGCTCTATTCGTCGGTGTTGATTTAGAATATAAATCGTAATATACTAGAATAGCGTTAAATGTGAAATCTCCACCTCTTTTAGAATAATCAAAAAGAGAACTCATTTCCGCATCGTTTACTATTTTAGCGTATGAAGATGATGTAAAATCAATACCTAAAGCATTTTCAACAATACCAGATTCATTAGGATCAATTATGATTTCTGAATCTACGGTATCGGTGATACTTTCTAAATTAAGATTAACATCTGGATGAGTTTGTCCAGCACGACCTTCGATAAAACTTCCAGGTACATACTGTAATGCATTTGTGTTATATGTTGCTGATTTTAATAAAACATTCGGTGTATAACCAACAGCAGATGGTACATTAATGAAAATTTCATTATACACATCACCTTTATAATTTTTATCATTAGAAACATCTATATTTCCTAAATACTTAATAACTCTTTCATATTCAGTACCTGTTAGTGACGAATCATCTAACTCGACCATTCTACTTAAAGAACCAACAGCTTCTTGAGATGTTGCGCTTCTAGCTTGGAATGCTCCAATTCTATTTAAGTATTTAAAGAAAATCTTTTCAGCATCTGAACTAAAAATAGTAGAATCAAAATCGTCATCGTTTAAAACCAACTGTTCAAGGTTTAACGCATAGTTTTGAAAAGTTTGTGCGAAATGAATATTTGCATTACCGTTTAAGGTCGTGTCATCATACGCTGAACCAGATGCATCGAATAATTTATTAAATTGTATGTAGTTATTAGTAGAACCCTGTGAAGGCGCAGTCACAACTGGTACTTTAACCAAGGCAAACTTTGAAAATTCAAAGTTTAAATCTGGATTATAGTAAGATCTTGTTAAATCTCTTGCTGCTGAAGAAAAGGCATATAGCGTTCCTCCTTGCTCCTGTGGTATTCTAATTAATGGTGTTGCCATTTAGCGAAATTTCTTTTATGTTTTGTAATCCAATTATTGAATAGTAGCTAAGTAATTAGATACGATATTCCAAAAACCATCAGCGAATCTAATCGTTAATGTTCCTTTATCTGCTAGAGATATTGAAGTAGCTCCAGAAACATTTGCAGTATCAACGCTTAATGTTCCACCAGCCGCAATAATTGTAATTTCTTGTCCGACATTACCAACTTGTAAATTTACACTGTTGATGGTTGACGCATCTACGATATATGTTGCGTGTAAAAATGCATTAGCTGCAGGTAAATCAGAAGTACCAGTGATTGGTCCTATTTTTCTAACAGAATATGCAACGTCAGCGTTTGCAGTAAAAGTACTATTAACAGTTACTGGAACTGCAGAAGTTACTGCTGTTGAATTTGCAATAAATTTGTTAGATGCAATATTTAATGAACCAAATGCACTAGCACCAGCTAATGTAATTGTTTCGTTTGTAGTGTCTAATACACCAGCAATAGAAGCTAAATCATTGTTGATATTAGCGAAATTGTCATTGATAGTTACTCTAGACGAAGAAACGCTGTCAGTACCTAAAATTAAAGTTATGTTTGCCATTTTTGAACAGTTTGTTTGTTATTTTAATGTGATGCTTTATCACGTATTATTGTATTATATATCATCTTTAAAATTGAACCGGAATCTAAAATAAAATTACATGTACAATTCTTCAGCCTTGACTATAGAAAGCATATTTCTAGTAATTTCATTTTTGTTTCCATTACTATCTATTAGTTCCAGTTTTATAGTATAATCGCCTCTTTCTGAGAACAAATATGTTAACCATTGGTTATAGCACACAACTTCTTCAAAAAGTGAATTCGAAGTATTATTTATAGTCCATTTCCAAGAAATAACACCAGGCATATTTGTTTTTTCAAAAGCAAATGTCAAGTGTGTCATTAATGTTACTTTAGCATGATCATCAAATACAACAACGTCATTCCAAGTAGGATTGTATGCCGTGTAGTGTATTTTACCTATAACTTCACCTCCTGTTGGACTTTCAAAATAAACATCTTCAAAATTGTATGTTGAAGAATAATCTTTACCAACTGCTAAAATATAATAAGTAAAGTCTCCGTTATCATATATTCCATTAGCATCAATATCTATTATAACATGATTCCATGTAAATTTAGAGAATATAGGATTAGTATCTGGTGTTAAACTATTTAATTCTGCGGAAATAGCAGCCCAAGCCGTAAGATCGTTTTGATCTACAGGATATTGATTTTGAATAGTATATGATTCATAAATAAATTCATGAGTGCCTGGAATTCTCCATTTAATAGTTAACGGTGTTCCATTATAATATCCGCCAGCGAAGTGATTATTTCTAATGTCTATTTTAAATGAAGCCGCTAAATCAGGACCAATTCTAGTAGAATCCCATGTATTATTTAAAGCGTCATTCCATGTCTGTTGTTTTAATTTATTCCAAACATATGGTCCAGTAGTTTCACTAAAAGATGTTGGAGAATTAACGTCCAAGTATCTTCTAACTGTTGAAAATTCTAAACCAGCAGTATCATCGTGTATATAATTATTTCTGTCTAGCGTTAAATACCACGAAGCCATCATATCATCTACTAATACTGGACTATCTTGTGAAAAATCATAGAATCCACCCGCTAAATCCCAAGTATAAGATTGATCATTCCAAGATTCGTTATGATTTTTCCATTCGTATAAACCGTAAATTTCAACAGCTTTGTTTTCAATAACGATTTCAGAATTCTTAATCGTAAATGATCTAGAATTATATAAGTCATACATATTTAACGTAACGTTATAAATTCCAGTGTATGGCAATACTAAGGCCATATTATATAAATCCTTGACAGCGCCTCTGTAAGTTACTAAATAATCTCTAGGTCCGCTTATGATCCATTCAATTTCATAAACGTCTCTAGACCAAATATTATCCCATGTATAAATAGATGCTCCATTATTAGTATAGTCATTCGCTGCTAAGTCTGTATCATTCCACGTATAATCTGCATCTTCATAAAAATCAGACAGTGTGGTAGCTTCTAAAACAACCGGGCAACCGATAGGTACAGTACTTAGTGTAGTAAACGTATTTAATTCTTTATCATAATAATGATTATAAAAATCTTTAATATCGGCAATAACATTAGTATTTAAAATTGGTTGCAATGGAAAAGAAAGAGTATCAGTTGCTAAGTCTTGGCTAACCAATCTTAAATCTTCTATAAATAATCTTCTTTTTGGAAATACGTGAAAATCAACTTCAATACCAGAACTTTGTACCTGTATTGTATTTTGATTATTCCAAACGTTTTGCGTAAACTGACTAAAGAAATCACCTTCAGCAGTGATGTCTATAATTTTAGCTTGTAAAGGCAAATATTCTGTTTGTAGCTTTCTTTTTAAGCCATATAATTTAATTAAGACCTCATCTGGCGTAAAATCAAATGTTTCTTTTACAATAGGTAAATCCCACTCGTCTAAAGATTCAGTTGGTTCATTTATTCTATAAACCAATGAAAATCTAGAAGTTTTCTTGTGATTAGAGTTTGGTAGCTCTATTTTATCTGCTTTAGATGCTAAAAAGCCATGAGTATCTTGGTTTGGTATAGCAACAGCCATTAATTTACCAAAACCTGGCGTTTGCTCATTTATGTTTAACCAATATTCTTTTATAGTTAAATTATCATAACCATAAAATTTCATAGCATTTAGAAGAGCTTTATATGTACCGACAAATGGCAATATGTTATGTGCTTCTAAAAGTAATTCCTTTCTTTTATTATTGATAATTTTCCAATCAGTTGAGATTTCATTAATGTCAGAATCTCTAAATATGATACCGTCTTCTTCTTTAATAGAAGCACCCATATTTGAAAGCAATACACTTAATCGCTCATCTTCGGCTTCTGTTTCACCGTATATTAAGATTTTTGCAATATGAACGTACGCGCCATCCTCTTTAACAAAGATATTTAAATTTCTTGTGTGAATGCCTTCAATATCAGAACGTAATGCAATATTACACGAAAGCGGTGTTTTATCAATTGAATCGACAACTTCTTTGTATTCGTGTGTTTCGCCAATAACATTAGTCGTATGGTTAGTTTGCTGATATATTACATTATTTGTTGAATTAGTTTTAGCTAAAATCTCTTCAGATTTTGTTGTAAATTCAAATACATTATATTCATTATCGATAATATCAACGCTGTATAATTTAATGTCTTCACTAAAATCTAAATCTGATTCTAAATTAAAAGCAAATGAATTATCAGTTGCATTTTCTGAAATAGGTCTAACATATTCTAAAACACCAGAAGACGTAACGACTTCTTCAAAGACGAATAAATTAGCAGTCTCGTATAAACCAACCGAAACTTTAGGCAGGTATATTGATCCTGTCCAAAGTTCTAGTGTTGAATCATATGAAAAATCTAATTCACCAGAAGTTCCGTTAAAAAATCTTAAATTTTGATATTTTGTCATGTTATCTTACTTTCGTATAGTCTTTTTTGACAGTGTATGATTTGTAAACTCTAAGAGTCGTTACTGTATTTATAAACTTTATTATCGGTAGCTGTATCAAATTAATAAAGTTAGCTAAGTGTTCATTTTTAAATAATAATGGTGAAAGATTTTTCTTCATTAGATCTTGTGAAAAATCGTAGCCTGTGTTTAGTCTATCGTCTTTAGCAGAATCAGTCGCATCATAAATACTAGTTTTAGTATTTTTAAATAAACCTTCTAATATATCGTTACTTTGAGCCATTATATTTTCTTTCTATTTTGAGTTTGTATTGTGGAATAGATTGTATTAGGTCTAGCTGGCTCATCAAAATAAACTGAAAGTGCCGCTTGTTCTCCTAATAAAGCATTATCTAAAACTGCAACGCCATCTCTATCATCCCAACCACCTCTAAATAAAGCTACTTGTTCTTTACCTAAAATAATATCACCAAATGAATCCAAACCAATTACAGATTCTGGTAATGGATCATTAACAGCAAAATTTACTGTATTTTTAGTAACTGTCTTTTTAAAGAATACAAATTTAGACTTACCATTACCAACATCTTGTAACGTTGGCGTAGATGGTGTAACTGTAGTAGTTGTTACTATATAATAACCATTTTTTCTAGCTAATTCTTCTGATTCTGAAACAAATCTAACATTCACAGAATCAACACCTTCAACTGATTCAATTATAGCAATAATATCTGATTTTGGCAATCTGTCTCTTCTAGTAATATTCATTAAATAATCTGAAACCTTTGATCTAATTTCAGTGTAAATCTCTTGTTTAGAATAATTTTCAAAATATCTTACTTTAATGTCCATTCTAAATCTTAAAACTTCTGGATTTACGATCTGAACTTCAGTAGTTACCATCTGTTGACCAGATTTTTCTAAAGTAGTTAATATAGCATTCTTCTCATCTTGTGAAAAGAAAAATTCATCAACAGGTAAACTAAAATAATCTTGGTTATTAGTTAATTTTCTTTTAACATCAGGCAACATAAACAAATAAATGATGTTATCATCATCTAAAAAACCATCTTCTGTTGTATTATACGCATCTAAATAAGAAAACATTCCGTATTTAGACAAAAAGTATTCATAATTATCTGGTGTTGCAAGTACAAATGACTTAGAAGCTAATGGAGCAATAAGTTTAGTTAAGCTTAAGTTTTCTTCATCTGCACCCATAATTGGCGCAACAGTACATTGAACGTCTAATACATCATTTAAATTATGTGTATTTCCCAATGAATCAAATCCTTTAGTTTCAAATTTAAATGTTAAATCTTTAGAGTGATTTAAGTTTCCCGATGCACCTCTAGAAACTAAATATTCAATTTGAATTGAAGCGCCCGTTTGAGGTACAGCTCCAAAATTGCCATTACCAAAATAAAGATCTAATCCACCCGTAATTCCAGTTTTGATTAAATAACCTTTAGTTGTTGGTTTCATGTCATATAAAGAATCATACTTCTCCCATTTTTCGCCATTGACAGAAACGGTAATATTGTCATGATCACATTTTCTAGTTATAATATTAAATGATTGCAGGTCTGTTCCGTTTGAAGTAACCGTTTGTGTTTCGAAAACGCCTTGTATAATAGGAATATGAATATAATTAGAATTAGATTTTTCAATTCTAAATTGATCTGAATTTGTTCTTAATGTATATTTTAAACCATTTGACTGTGAAGTAATAATTGCATTAGCAGGAATGTTTAATGAGCTGCCTGCGATGTCGTCTACAGAAGATGTATTCAATCTAATCTTAATTTCACCAATAGCACTGGCGCCTCTATACGCGTCATGTCCAGCCAATCTAGCTAAACCATACACAGATTCTGGTTGCTGTGCAGTTATAATGTTTTGCTCGACTGTTGAATTTTCAATATAAAAGAATATCAATTCTCCTAATTCAGAAACCACTTGTATGATTTGTGAAAATGGTGATGCTGTTGTAAACAATTCACCTAAACGACCATACACACGACCAATATAGGTCTTAGTGTCGTTTAACATCTCAGCTGCTTTAATTCTAGATGTTGATAAAAATTTTAAATTTGCCATTTAGTTTTAAATGTTTTATATTATTACTTTGATTTGATATTGAGAATCGATAGTTATGTCTATAAATATAGCATCTCTGTCTTCACCTCTTTCATATGTAGTAGATACATCAGTTTGTAATCTTCTAGCTAATGGACAATATCTGTCAATTTGTTGGTTTATTTCTCTAGTTAATTGGTAGTCATTATAACTAAATTCAAATATAAGACTTTCTAAATCACAACCAAAATCAGGTTCGCCTAAAACTTCTCCTTTTTTTGTAAAAAGAAGAACTTCAAGTTGTGTAATCGCTTGTGCAATGTCACTTTCTGATTGCAATTTGTATTTATCAAAGTGCGGATCGTCAATAGATTTTATATAGAATTCCATTAAGTATATATTTTATTAAGAATGCATCATCCAATCTGTACCTTCGTCAGATTTGATTTCTTCAATAACTGCTTCTAACTCACTTTCACCTAAACTTTGAATTGCATCAGCGTTAACTGAAATTCCACCAGGTAAATTGTAACCAAAGATTTGCATTTTATTTCCTAAAGATATTTTAATTTTTGCTGAGCAATATCTAAAGAATGCTTCGTCTGCAAAAAGAGCACATTCAGGAATAGTCTCATATATTTCTAAAACTATATCTTTTTTAGGCAATTCTCCAGTAAAACGAATTTCATGTGTTAATTGGTTATAATTAAAACTCAAAGGATTATTTAAAATCTGTCTAGTTAAATCAAAATAACTTTCATTAATTACATAATATTGTAAATTTTCTGCACCAGCAACAGCACCTGTACCACCGTAAAGACCACCATATAACATTCTTTCCATTGCGAAATCACCTGTTGTAAAAGTAACTGAAGTTCCAGAACCAAATCTAGATCCAATTTCACGAACACCGTAAACTGAATATACTTCACCACCGCCAGTTAATGGATCTTCTTTTGGTAAAGTAAATGATCGCGTTGCTTTAAAATAATCTGTTTTAAAAAGAGCTATTGGTAAAATATAAAAGCTCTCTTTCATAGAGTATTCGTAATTTTTATAAAACCATTTCTTAGCACGTTGTACGATGTTATAAACTTCTTTTTTAGGTAAGTTCATAGGAATCATACATGAACCAGTAATATCATCTGCCAACTGATTTAAAAAATCATTTGCACATGTACTGTCCCATGATGGTGGTGTAGTAGAACCTGGTATTTGTCCGTCATTAATATTACTCATAGCGATTAATTATATTTTGTAAGATTTTATTATTTCAACATCGTCAAATTTAGCAAACTTGGCATCGTATTTACCTTCTCTAAAGATTCCGCCTTGCATCGATCCTTTAAATATAGTATCAGATCCATATACATAACAATTTTTAAGCACTGCATTCCATGCTGTTTGGCAAGAACCTACCTTTGAATTGTTAACTTGTGTGTTATAATAAATGTTGCAATTTTTAATATCAGATGATTGTATATCACATGTGAAGAAATCACAATATGTAAATTCACCTTGCAGTGAACATCCTATAAATTCATAAGCTTCTAATTGAAAGCAATATGGTAAGTGACCGTTCTCTACTTGAATTCTACCAGCATCTGAATCGTAATTGATATTTCCTTTATCCATTTGACCTTGAGTAAATAACAAAGCAACTCTTTCTTTGATTTGTGGCCAATATAAATCTAAAACAGTTGGATCATTTGACATATCGACTGTGAATTTACATTTTGGAAAGTTCTTTTCGATATTTCTCCAATCTACTCTTAAATCAATTACCTTTTTATTGTCAGCTAAAATCTTTTTAAGTTCGATTTTATTTAACTCAGTGAATGATGTTTGGCTATCACTAGCAGTTGTCCACAATTGAACTAAGAAATAATCCATAAGATTTAAAATCTTAGCAGATTTTTCATGCCAATTTTCACCACCTAAATATCTAAATTCAAGATAGTTCTTTTGAAGTTTTTCAAAGTTAACTCCGTAATATTTTGTTCTAGGGAATATAAAATTGTTTGAGCTGATGTGCTCTCCATTGTAAGAATATGTTTCAATTCTTGGAATAACAAATTTTATTGATTTTGCGTATGTTGAATCTTGTCTATTTGGAAATGCTTTCCAAACTTTATCTTCATTAAAATCTAAGATGAATTTTAATGGATTCATTTTAGAAAGTAAGTTCTTATTACCAGATAATTCTGGATTAAAACTTAAATTTAAATGAATAGAAGATCTATCAGTAGTGTAACCGTTCTTTTTGATCCAATCACACATTTTAATAATCATCAGTCTACCAGCAGAATAAGGTACTGCTCCTGTAACTAATTCAATCAATCCAGCTCCACCAGACATATCTGGTTCCATTTTGAATTCATCCTGCGTTGGTTGAAATTCACTATGAGCCTTCTTTTCTACACGTATTTTTTTGCCAAGTAATTTGCCAACTTCTTTGGCTGTATCTTCAATGCTTGTATTAGAATAGAACTCAAATTCTACTCCGACTAGAGCTTTAGATAAAATGTCTGAGTCTTTAAGGTTTATCATTTATATAATGAATGTTATTAGTTCACTATATATATCATTGCAAATTATCTATAACATAGAATCTAATTTGGTTTGCAACTTCTTGATTGTCTTCTGATAATCAACTATTGACTTTCTTTTCCATTCTATATTCATGCCTTTCCAAGATGCAATTCTTTTAGCAATCCCGTTATCACGCTCTGAATTATAGAATGCCTCATCGTTATTATAATTTTTAGCAGCATCTCGTTTTACAATCTCATTCCAAGTTGGCCATTCGTACCAAGAATCTTTAGGATTATCTTTAATAACTTGAATGATTTCAACAACTGTTAATTTAGAATTTGTTTCAACATCTTCAGTTGCTCTTTTAATTTTAATTTCATAGCTCTGAATTTCTTGATTAAGTTTTTCAAGCTTAGACATTTTCTTAATCTTTTCATTGTATTCCTGAGTTACTGCTTTACTATTAGTTTTAGGAATACTTGTTTTAGTAATATAACGATAATGTAATCTTTGAACATTATAACCGCCAGCATAAATTACTTCAGTTGAAAAATCATATGTTATTTCGTTTCTTTGTATTTGTGCGGTGATTTGAATATTTCCTTTAGGACTTCCGCTTGCATTGATAGAAAGTAAAAGATCAGATGGCATTGTATATGATTCTATTGATTTTACCATATCATATATTAACGTAAGTCTAGTAATTTCTCTATCATATTTTGAAAATTCTCTACCAAATTGTTTAACGTATGCTGTTTCGGCTTGAGATAACATAGTAATAATAGTAGGTTCTAACGCTTCTAATATAATGTCAACTATATTAGTAGAATTGGACTCATTTAAAAATCTATCATATGATTTAATCTTACTCATAGCTTATTTATTTGTTTTAATTATACTGTAAATATAAATAAAAAACCCGAGATTAAAAAATCTCGGGCTAATTATTTTTATAAAGTTATTAACAATTAAAGTTTTAAGAAAACTTTTCTGCTAGCTTCATCGATTCTAGTTACAGTAACTGCAATAGGATCTCCTTTTTTAATTGTAGGAGTATCTATACCTTCTAATTCTGAAATATGCAATAAACCAACGATGCCTTCTTCAACTGTAATAAAGATACCGTAATCTTTTGTTGCTTTAACTGTACCTTGTACTAAAACCGGTACATTATATTTGGCAGCTAAGCCGTCCCATGGATTAATTACTTCAACTTCTTCTTTTTGAGTCAACATAATTTTCTTTTCAGAAATGATTTCTTTGATGTTGAATTCAATAGCATCACCTGGATTAACTTCTTTAGCTTCTAATTTAGCGGCCCATTCGTCATTCAAGTCATTGATGTGAATCATACCGGTTAAACATCCATTAAATTCAATAAAGATACCAAATTTAGCAGAACCTGTAACTTCTCCTGTAAATACTTGATCTTTAGCAACAGATTTAAGTTTTTCAACTTCGTTAGGGATCATTGCTTGTAAGTATTTTCTATGTGATACGACAACTGTACCTTTTTCATATGAATAAGAAACTGGAACAACATACATTTCAGTACCAATAATAGATTCAAAATCAGCTAATTTATTAGCACCTGCTAATGAACCTGGCATAAAGCAATCAATGCCTTGAATGTTTACCATGTAACCACCACCCGGAATCATACTAGTAACTGTACCAATATATGCAGTATTTCCAGATTCAATTGATTTTTTCAAATCATTGATAATAGTTTGACGCATTCCTTCGCTAATAGAACCTAAGATAAATCCTTTTTGATTTTTAGTACTTAAAACTCTAACTGTAAATTTAGCGCCTACTGTAATAAGACTTCTAATAGAAGAAGGTTCTCTACCTAAATCGATATAAACCATTTCTCTGTGACCTACGTCTAACATAGCCCAATCATTACTCATAGAGTAAATTGTACCATCATAATGTTCGTTTGGTTCGATAACAGCTTTGAAATCTGCCATTACACCTTCATACAAATCAAACCATTTTTGAGCATCTGCACCCTGATAAAATACTTTCGTAGCACCATTAGTTTTGACAAAAGGATTCCCTCTTCTCATTCTGCTAGGGCAATCTGCTGCGTGTGCATCCCAATCAAATTCTTCTAAAGATTGATTTGCATTTGTGAAACCCTTTGTTTCTTTTTTTACAACTTCAACTACCGGAGCTTCTAATTCTACTGTCGCTGAAAGTCTTGTTCTTTTTTGTGTTGTCATTTTTTTGTTTTTAAATAATTAATTTATATATTACTCTTAAAATACTACAGGTACAAAGCCTACCATCGGTGCGGTTGAAACGCCAACGTATATTTGTCCCGTGTAAATAAATTTTAATTCTATTAAATGTGTAGCAAATGCTACAGCTAATGCAGATGCAACTACCTTTGTTGCTGGTTGAATAGTCGGCGGATATTCAAAATATTTACCGCTATTTAAAGCTCTTTTTAAATTTGCAGCCAATCTTTTTTGTGAACCATAATAAACTGGAATATAAGTGCCGGGTGTAGGTATCATACACGGCGGAATTGGAGGGCCTGGCTGGAAAGGTTTTGTTGCAGTTGACATCCAATAATCAATAACAGCTTTAGCTATTTTATCATAAGCTTCATCTGATCCTTTATCTGCATCTTTTTTATAAGAATCTGCTATTTTGTTGATACAATCAATTCTATCTTTATTCCATCTGTCTCTTTCGATTTTCCACAAGTCTACCTTTTCATTTACGATACGTGTTTCGTGTTTATTTACAACAGCTGGTAAAACCATCAGTAATTTATGTTCAGCTTTTTTAACGCTGTCTTTTATAGGATGGTATGTAAACTTTACGATAATTTCTTTTTCTTTTACAAAATCTGGTAAAGTTTTAACATCTTCGTGTGAGGATTGAAATTTATGCTTATTATACGTTAAAGTGATTTTTTTATTTTCACTAATCCATTTTTTAACAAGAGATGCAACTTTATTACCCAAGCCTGCGTTTGTACCGTGTTTTAATCGATCCAGCCATAATCTAAATTCTTCGCTTTTATCGTATTGGTAATAAACTTTATTGGCTAATAATTCAATTATCTCTTCATCTTTTAATTTTGGTAAATTAACTGATGTTTCTTTAATATAAGTTTCTTCATATTGATTTTCAGGTACAATAACAATTACGAATGAATTTATTATTCTTTGTACGCCTTTTGCATCTGTGATACTTATTAATTTATATTCAAAACTACCGGGCTTTGATTTATCTACATCAATAGTAATTTGACCAGATAAATCCGATGCGATACTTTGTTGATTTACATCATCAATGGAGTAATCAAAGGTATACGGAGCTTCTCCTTCAGTACCACTAAAAGTTATTTTAGGAACTTCAGTTTCTGAATATTTAATTTCAGTAATTAAGCTTTTGGTAATTTCTGGACTTGTTTTAAATCCAAAATCATAAAAAACATAGGCCGGCTTAGTTTCTAAACATGTTTGTAATTCTTTATCTATATTTGCATTGATATTAGGAATAGGCAATGCATCTTTAAGATCTGCAAAATTAGGATCTAATTTTTTATCTTCTAACGAAGGTGCTTGTGATTCGTAAAGTTGTTTAAAAGCTTCTTTAAAACCAGCGTCTAAAATTGATTTTTGACCAGATTGATGAATATTACCGAAAGGTGTTTGTGAAGTTTTGACTGCATTAAAATATTCTTGAGAAATAAGCATAGCCATATCATCCGACGTCTTAAGTGTCTTAGACGCCATTTTTGAAGATACGTTATTTATGAATAATGGCCACTGTGCAGGCATAGTTATTTTTATTTACAGATTATCTATCTACTTTTTCTGCTTAATCTTTTCTAATTTAGATTGTAAACCCTTTACTTTAGGTAATTCTGGTGCAATCGGTGGACCTGAGGGCCCAGTCGGCGTTGGATGTGTATGCGAATTAAACGCATTCATAAAATCATCTAAAATACCTCTTAAAGTTTCACCTCTAACTGCAGGTTCTGATTCATCAGTTGGGCTTGTTGCAATAAAAATGTTATTGGAATTCAAATAAATTTTATCATCTTTAAACTTAATCATGGGCTGAGATTCTTTATCTTTACCAGTTGTTATGATTAGTCCATCTTCTTCAGACTTATAAAATCTAAAATTTCTAGTAGCGTCATATATTAAAGCAATAACATCCTCTGGCTTTGCAGCGCTATCTAATACTTCAGACTTTAGTTGTTTATTTTGATTAATTTGATATGAATAAACAGGAGCATAGATGTTACCATTATCGAATGTAATTGCAACAATATCGCCTATATTTGGTATTAAATGTTGACCAACAGCCATTCTATTTCCTGCACTAGCCCATGGTATGGTATCGGGTGTAAGATTATCAAAAGTTCCATAAACTTTAACCTTACATCTGCCATTTTTAAGAGGATCTTTATTATCGATAACCTCACCAAGCCAATGTCCGTCTCTAAATGAATTCATTAGAATATTTATCTATATTATGTAAATGCGTTTGGATTATCTTTTAATATAGCCCAATAATCTGCAAATCTATTCACACGATCTTGTAAACCATTAAAGCCTCCGTTAATTCTTCTCGTTATCGCTTTAATACTGGCCAATGAATCGTCTACCGCGTAAGCATTTAATTTTCTAGTTTGCCAGAACCAAGTTGCAGTATCTGCAGCATACTTAGTTGCCAACGCAGTTGGGTTAGCAGTAAGATCTTCTCCACAATACTTTGAAAATTGTTTATAGTTTGCACGTCCTGTAATTTGAACGAAGCCACGACCTTTAAAACGAACACCATCGCCTCTTTGAGTATTACCTAAATCTTTTCTACCTTCGTATGCTGCACCCGAAGCAAACTCTTCACGCCATTTAAATTCACCAGACTCGTGTGCACACTGCGCTAAAAAGTGAGCTCTTTGCAAGGGGCTAGTAATACCATATTTTTTCATAGCCATAATCAAAGATCTTGGTACAGATTTTGGTTTCTTAGAGCCAGACTTATAAACTATATTGTCGGTCTTATATGAATCAATTTCTTTCTTGAGCTTTTTAGATGCGTCTGGGTCTATCTTTGAATTACCACCTAATGCAGATAACGTTGAAGAACTAATAGATCCACCGCTTAATGAAGCTGAATCTGCAGCAGCTAATTCTTCATCAGTCATTTCTATAGATTGCACACCACCGACGTGTTTGATAGTTTCTAAATCATCTTGAATTAATTGAAAGTCAGCTTTATTAATAGGCACGTCTGAAATACCAGAAGGCGTTAAATGCTTATGGGCATTAATTGCATCTATAAAATCACTTAAAGTTTTTCTTAATGTTTCACCTTTAGCAGTTGGTTCACTTTCATCATCTGCATCTTTAGACACAAATATATTATCAGAATATAAGAATATCTTACCATCTTTATCAAACCTAATCATTGATTGTGATTGCGCATCAGCTCCATTGCCGATAACAAAGCCAAGCTCTTTACTATACGTTAAAATAAACTTTCGATTAATATCAAACGAGAATGAAGTTACTGCGCTAGATTCTTCTTCTTGATTGATAACTTTATCCTTAAGATTTTTATTTTGATTGACGTGTGATACGTATAACGGCATATAAATGTTATCGTTATCGAATGTAACTTCAACAATATCGCCTATATTTGGTATAGTATGCTGACCTCCTAAAAGTCTATTCATAGGAGATGCCCATGGAATAGAATCCTTGGGAATATTATCGAATCTGCCATAGACTTTTATTTTACATCTTCCATTTTTTAATGGGTCTGCATTGTCTACGACTTCACCAATCCAATTTATAATTTTTGAAGCGTCTAGCATAATAATATATTACTATAATATACTATGTATCACTATTTTATTTGTAAACATTTCCTAAGGCTTTGCGCAAACCGTCATCTAAAACATTTTGAACAGATTGTCCAGCACCGAAATAAACATTACCTAAAAGTGATTCGGCAATGTCTCGAGTATTTAATCGTTGTATATTCGTTGCGTTGTCTATTTTATTAACTAGATTCATGTAAATGCCTTCAGTTTCTAATTTAGGTTTCATGCCATCCATTGTAAAAGGAATTCCTGTTTTATCTTTAACCAAAGAAGACGCTGTAGTAATAGCTTCTTGTTTTTTCTTTTCAGCTAAATTTTTTAAATCTCTATTTGCTCTTTCTTTAGCCTTTTCAAATACACTTGACTTTTTTGATACCGGAGGAGCAGCAGGTGCTTGAGCACCGACTGAAGCTATAATAGAATCATCAATAATACCATTCATTGCGATCATTTCAACAGAAGTTAATCGTTCATAATTAAATGCAATTGCCTGAGACGCCATTTCTGGAGCATCGTTTTTAAGTTCTGCAAAAGCAGAAACTCCCGTTTGCATATTCCATTCGCAATTAGTTAATTGAAATGCAAGATACGGTTTTTTATTAGAACCGACCAAGTCAATATCAACATCTTTTGTAGGTGTTTGTTGATCTTCTATATTAGGATCTATATTAAAATTGCTTACGTTTCCTAATTGTGTATTAGATGGTTGAGTTTTTGCATCTACAGCTTCGTTAAAAAGCGGTCTTATATCAGAGACATAAATTTTAACTGAAAACTTTCTTAGATTAGGTGGAATAACGTAAGACCATGTTTCTTCGTCAAAAACAGCTTTTCTGTAATTTCTCATCAAACCTGTTATTGCTAAGTTAATAGATTCTAAACAACCTATTGCCAATTCATTTCCGTCTTTGCCAATATATGGCTCGTTTGGATCATAAGCTTGTAATTTATCAAGTCCAGCAATAGACTGCCAATACCACGGCATATTTAGATTAATATTTTCTAAACCTTTTTTAAAAGCAATTAACGCATCTAATTTAGGTTTAAATTTATCATTAGCTTGAACTAATCTTTTTAAATAAGCTTCGGCTCCAGATGGATCAAACAGCGGTGAAGATATAATAGCATCGGGTGTTGAAGTACTGTTTGTATTTGTAGTAACTTTAACATCATTCCATTGAAATAGCAACAAGAAGCCTAAATAAGTAGGGTCTTGATATGGTAATGCCTTAAGCTGAGTACCCTTTCTAAAAAGTCCTGCTTTTCTAAATGCTTCGTTTTGTATAAAAAATGCCATCTATTATTTAGTGTTTTGTTATTTGGTTTTCTTAGTTGCTGTTGTCGTATTTGCGGTTTCTTTAGCCATCGTTTCTTTATTTAAAGCGCTTACCTTTGTTGGCCATTCTCTTCTTAATAAAGTTAATTTTTGCAAAAACGGTTCATCGGCGCCTGCTGTGTATTCATACCGTATAGTATCTATCACATAGAATCCACTTGTAAATTCGTCTAGCACTTGTTTATCTTCTAAAGGATCTGTCTTAGATATTTCTTCTTTAATCAATTCTTCACCTAAAGTTTTAAAATTAGCATCTTTTAATTTATCTTTAGTATTTTTAGCAGCGAAGCCCTCTTGCATTTCTCTTGTAAAAATAAGAACAGGGATTTTCATACCTCTATAAAGACCATGATTTGGTGTTGATAAAGTTACATTCAACCCCATTTTATAAATTTCAGCTTTATTAATATCATTAATAAGAGATGACGTATAATAGTTTATGTGTGTATTGCCGTGATTTGGATCTACATCCATTCTCCCAGCATATTGTTGTCTAACTTCATCTTTCCAATCTGCTTCACCTCTTCTACCCTTTAGTGGCTCTTCATTATCTCTCATTTTTTCAGACGCGATAGGTTCAATGTCAAATGAAACTAATTTTTCGTCGGAATCATTTTCAAAATATTGTAATATCGTCTTAGTTCCTTTAGAAAATGAAATACCACCAGAATTATTATTAATTGCATATCCACTGATGTATTGAGAACTACCTCCAAAATTTAAATGATTTGATAAAAGTAATTGACTTTTAAATGAATCTATTTCAGGTACTGAATTAGTAGCATCTGTATATCCTCTATTGAAAACATGAATCAAACTATCTTCAAATTCATTTTTAGAATTGAAAACTTTATTAAGATCTATAAAATTAAGATAGTAATACGGATCGATAAAACCTGTTTGAAAAGATTTATCACTAACATATGAATGTTTGATTAATTTCTGCATAAAATTTAATCTGCTATCAAATGGACAAAGTCTTGCCATTTTATCGTCAGTCGCATCTATATTAGTCGCATAACCTAATTTTAATGTACTAGCAATATCTTTTAAATGTTTGTCAGTATTAGCACTTGGATAACCAACGCTCTCGTGTACATTAATACCTGGCACTTTTAAAATGCCTGACATTGTAAAAGTTCTTATGATAGTTGGATCTGCCATTGGATCTTTTTCACTATTAAAAACACTGGTAATTAAAAAATCAGCTCTAATATCTTTAAACGTTTTGTCTTGTCTTGAAGCAATTCTAACACTCATTACATCACCATCTCTTGGCAAAGCATCCGCCGAAAACGTATGATCTGCGTCTAAAAATGAAATACTAACAGTAGGAATAAAGCCAGATAAATTCAAACTAAATGAATCGATATTAATATCTCTAATGATAATATTATTGATTTTTACAAATGGAACCCATGAACCTATTTGTTTAGAGTTTTCACTTCTATCACCAGCCTCTTCATTAAGCGAATCTATTTTAATATCATCTAATTTAATAGATGGTTCTAAAATAGCTAAAATGTGTCTATTAAGGCTAGTAGATCCGTTAGGTGATTTTTGAGTAGTATCTGCCATAAAATTATTTAGTTAAATCGATTGTGCCATTAAGCTTGATAACGCCATCTTTGATAGTAACGTTAGCTGCTCCGGTTTTTAATACATTTGGAGGTAATATTTCACTAGCACCATTTGGATATTGAGCTGCCTTTCTTTTTAAGTATTCTATACGTTTCTGATCTTCAATAGGTAAACGTTTAGTTTTTAAGAATTTATCCCTAATCACATCTCCGTCTTCTTCGGTTAATTTATCGATTGGCTTTTTAAAATTAATTAAACCAGCTTTTATAGATGGCACTAACAAAATATCTCCTTCAGCTATCGTGAATGGATTTGATATGTTGTTGTATTTTAATAAATAATCAGCATAACTAGCATCACCGTAGTACCTTTCAGCTAAAAGATCTATTCTACACGCGTATTCTTTACCCACTATTATTTTATTAACAATCTCTGTATTAGAAGTTGAAAATAATAATGTAGGTTCAGTCATCACGACCACGTTATCTATAACTCTTTTGTTTTCGAAAGTTTTTAAATTCATTATCCGTTAGCTAATTTTTTATATTCTTCAAATTCTGTAGGTGACATTTGTACACCAGATTTAGTTGCATATAAATGAGGCGCTGAAGTATGTGTTGCATCGCCAGCTGCAGAACCTGTTATCTTTTCTTTATTTATATCTGGACCACTTTGCGGTGTTATGTAGAATCTTCCTTTACCGGAATTGAACATAGATTCTATTTCAGATTTATCTCTTGGTCTACCTGGTTTTAAAGTAATCGAAACTTCTAAATTCTCAGGAAAATCTAAAGGTCCTAATGGTCCTAGAAATTGTACTTCAGTTTTTTCGCAAATTAGATTACCAATAACTGCAATAGGATTTAATGGATTTCCGATAGTAACGTGCCAAGATCCTGTTGGATCACCCGTTAAAAGAGCAGCAGCTATTTGACCACCTTGTGGTGTATTAAATAAATCCATCAAAGCTCCTCCTAATAAATTGTTAGCTGTTTTACCCAATAGACTTGTAATGCCTGCCATGGTTCCACCACCCGCTAAACCTTTTAAATCACCTAACACAGATTTAAAAAAATCACCGTACTGTCCATTTTTTAATTTACTAATATCGCCCAACGGTCTTCCTATAGATCCTTTACCCGTATTTAAATATCTAACTTCTCCACCCCAAAATGGCGCATTCGAATATGTTAGAGTTAACATGTTTGCAAACTGATCTAAAAATAAAGCTTTAGGATTAGCATCACCAATAGCTCTCATTTCATATTGAAATTTAAGAGTAAAAGACTGATTGAATTCCATACCACCATCTCTAATAATCATAGATCTAATGGAGTTATATGGCCCAAATACGTGGTTAGGATATGTTGTTTTAAATGCATCAAATCCAGAACCTTGAGATTCTATTCTTCTTTGTCCAGCTGCATCTATACCATTAGCTGTAGCATTTAAAGAACTTAATATTGTGCTATTATCTATAAATGATCCTAGCTTACCTCTTCTTGCTTGTGTTTGCGAGTCTAACTCTTGCACATCGGCTTCTACTGGTTTCCATTTATAATTATAATCAAATTTTAATATTTCTTCTAATTTGTTACCAGTAACCTCTGACATCCAAGTAACAGCTCTGGCAACATCTGGTTGTGGTACTGGAACTAGATCGCCTTCTTTGTTTGGCATTTTTATATTCATAATATCATCACCAATAGGAAATGAAAACCTACGTAATGTTATCATGTGGTTGTTTGGTATTTTACCTAAATATTTACAAAGAGCAAAGTCAGACCATTCGTATTTATAACTTTGTTGTATTTTATCAGATCCGCTATTACATTTTTCAATTATCTTAGATACTGTTGGATTTTCATAAATACTTGCATCTCCAAAATCAATTTTATCGTAAGAATCTTCTTTAGCTTCTAAAAATGGAGTACCATTGAATCTGTATAGAGCAAAATTATTAAAAATAGATTGCTGAGTATTTTTACCATCAATTGTTTTTTTAGTATCTTTAGTCGTATATGATGTAGACATTGCTATTTTATCATATATAGGTATAGCTTTTGATTTTGCTTCAAGATTAGAACCTTCTTTGACTTCTGTTTTTGCAGTTGGATCGGTTGAAGGAATTTCACCTGGGTTCTCATCAATCGATGGTTTTGACAATACGTCCTTTTTAGGTGTATTTTTTAATATTTCTTCTAATTGATTATCTGCCATAATAAGTTATATGTGTTAAATGCCTAAGCGGCTTTATTACATATATATCTTATTTAATATTATTCAATATTATCAAGCTCTTTATTATCAGCTCGGTATAATAATTTATCGAAATAATCTTTTTCTGGTTTAACTCTATCAGCTAAGAATTTTTTAAGTGAAGCTTCGAATTCTCCACGAGCGTGGTAGTAATATTGTCCCTTTGAATAAAAGGAGCGACTGGTCAGATCCCACAAATCTTTGATATTCTTCTCAACGAAGTGATCTTGAAGTGAATTAAAGAGCTCTTTAAGTTCTCCTTGTGTTTTTACGCAGTATACAGAATCAACTGCAATCATGTAGCTTTCCCATTTCTCAGTAAATACTCTTTCAAGATCTTGTATTGTTGGATAAAGTGAACGCTTAAGGTTGATCTTAGTTTGTTTAGAATCAAAATCACGTTTGAATGTAAGGCCAAAGAAATATCTTTTTAAGAAAGCTACGTCATCGTAAAACTTACTTATTTTAAGTTGATATTGAGGCATATCAGTGTCAAACTTTACATCATAGATGACAGCTTGCACCGGAAATAAAACATTAGGGTATCTAAAATTGGAAAGTAAGGCATATACGGTTTCGCCTTTTGAAAATAAACGATGTCTTATCATACCTTTTCAATAAATTTAACAGAATCAAACTTGGATAAAACTGTTTTTCCAGGGTAGTCGTCTCTGTTAATAATGAATAAAGAAATACTCATTTCGTTTTCTTCTATTTCATAAATTGAACAAAACATATCTGATACAGTTTCAATAGTTTCTGCATTTAGATTTTTAATTACATAAAGTAATTTAGACTTGTTATTGTTTTTGGCATCTTGAATGCCTTTAACTAAATGTAATCCTATGATTGTGTCAGTTGGTTGAATTCCATCAGGATCAGATTTTGACAACTTAACATTAATTGCATAGTAATCTATTACAGATTCGTAAGCATCCGCTGTTTTTAAAAATTTGACAAAATCTCTTCTGTTTGAACACCAAACACAATCTATGATTAATTTCATTTATAACATCTCTTCGAAGTATTTAAGATCGCTTTTAAGCTCCTTAATCTTTTCTTCGATTTCAGCTTTTGATGGTTGATATTCATCGCCCCATTCTACTGATATTTTTATTTGGTTTTTATCCTTAGAGTTACCAAGCTCTAGACCAGAATCTAAGATTAAATCATTGATGAAGTTAATCTTAGATTCAGTAGAATTAGAACTTTCAAAATCATATACAGTAACAGAAGTATAAACTTCTCCCGCCGCATTAATATTATCGTCTTCGACTATCTTGATAATGCCATTATCTGCTAGTTCTAATCTTATATTTTGCATTATGCTCTAGCTAATTTTAATTTGTAAGCTTCTTTTTCTAATCTTTTAGCCTTTTTTCTATCTTCGGTTAGTGTTGCTTTATTTTTAACAGATCTTAAAACATAAGCTTCTTCTAACATTGCAATTTCTTCAGCGTTATAACCTGAATTTACCCAATTTTCTTTAGATTTATTTAAAGCGGCTTGCAAAGCTTCTTCGATTTGTTCTTGCACCATTCTAGTATGTGCTTCATGAGCTAACTTACCTTCTTCAGATGTTTTCTTGTACCATCCTTTTAGCACTTCTCCAAGAGGATTATAATCGTTTTTGATTTTTAAAAATCCAGCCTTGCTATAATTTTTACGTCTTTCGCGTCTACTGCTTGATGATTTTTTAGCCATTGTAATAATTGTTTATGTATGTGTTTAATTGTTCTTTTAAGTATTCCTTTAGACTATCTATTTCAATCTTGGAGGCTACTGATTCTGTGATCGTATTTATTAATTCGTCTCGCTCTTCATCTGAGTTCTCTAATAGAATGGCAAAGACTTCTTTCTTAGGTAGATTAATTCCTAAACTAAAATCTACAGTTTCCACATTCTTCTGAGATAGTTTGGCAATTAGAGATTGAAGTGGCGTTTCTGTAGGTATTTGTTGGGAAATTTGTTGGGGGATTTGCTGGGAAATTTGCGTGGGAGATTTATCTTCATACACATTTTCCGCTATAATACTGGTTCTAGAATTAACCTTAGACCCATTTCCTAAAGGCTTAGCATCTGGTAGAGGCATATCACCGTCTTCTGATTCCATTAAGAATTCCTTTGCAACGGCCTTGTATATCTGAGAACCATCTGCGAAATATAAAAATTCACTATCCTCGGATTTTAACGTCACTACTTTTCCGAATGAATCCCCTTTGATCCATTGGAATACCCTTGTTTTTTCTAACTGTTCTGTATTATTACTCATAATTGTCTGATTACGCTTCTTGTGTCTCAGAGATGCTATGAAATTCAATATTTGTTTCATTATACTTCTCCATAAATTTATCTATAAATCGTTCTGATTCCTTGGTCATATCTGAACCCATCCAACAGTCTACTCTCTTAAGGTACATATTGTAAAAATAACGAGAGCCCTCTTTGGCTAGTTTGTCTTGTAATATTGTAACGTCCTCTGGATAATGCCTTACATTAAAGCCCATACTCTAGTTATTTATATAAATTAATTAATCATTGTTCCAGACAATCACTTGATTGACCTCAATACCCGCGCGCTGTAATAACATAATACCTGACATGTCACGATAGTCTTCACAATAATAAACCTCTTTTACTCCGGCTTGAATAATCAATTTAGCGCAATCAAAGCAAGGTAGTGTAGTAGTGTAAAGAATAGTGTCCTTGGAAGTCAAGGTAGATTTTGCCAACTTGGTTAGCGCATTTGATTCCGCGTGCAATACTTCTCTTTTGGTAGTGCATTCGCATCCGTCCTTTGAATACGTTTCGCATTCATTGTCAAATCCATGTGGTGTTCCATTATAGCCAAATGAAACGATTTGCTCGTCTTTAACAATAACACATCCAACCTTACGTCTTTCGGCATAAGATAGTTTAGCCACTTGATAGGCTATTTGCATATATATTTTGTCTATGGGAATTCTAGGCATATTTTAAATCTTATTAGTTATTTATACTAATTTCTTAGGGTTTGTTTACAAAAAGAAAGGAGATCCGTTATGGGATCTCCTTTCAAATATAAGATGATACGCTTATATATTAGTTAGCTTCTTCTTGCTCTCTTTCTCCGGGTGTCATGTTAGATTCTTTACACTCGTCAACTTTTTTACAAAAAGCTTCTTTAATTTGATTACACGCAGCTTCATAAGCTTCTAACGCATAGTCTTCTTTCATTTCTTTTAAAGTATTAGCAGCGAATCCACCGATTAATGCAGCATTTTCTGTCATATAAGTTTCGATAGTGTGCTCGTCGTGCTCGTCGTTTTCCCAAGCAGCAGCCTCTTCTTTCATCATGCCGTAGCATTCTTTAAGAATTTCACTTACTGGTCTTTTAGGTTCGTCTTTACTTTTTTTTTCAGCGTCTTCCTCTTCTGAAGATTCTTCTACTTCTTCCTTTTCTTCAGCTTCAGATACTTCTTTACCGATATCTTCACCTTCAGCTTGATCTTTTAAATCTGCATTTACTTCAGCTGAATCGTCTTCTGCTCTGTCTTCTGCTTTAGCGTATTTTTTACCGTCAGCATCGATAACTTCTGGAGTCTTGTCATTTAAGTCATTTTTTAACCCATCTGCTTCTGTACCAGTTACATCATTCGCTTCGTTAGCTTCTTGTTCAGGTGATTGTACTTTGTCCGCATCTTCAGCTGACTCTTCTTCTGGAGTACCTAAATCTACGATTTCTTTTTCAATTTCTTCAGCTCTGTCCATTTCGGAAACATACTGTTCAAATGTTTTTAATTTTGCCATGATAATGATATTATTTTATTATGTTTTAAAGATTATATATCTAATTTTTTTAGAGATTCGTTAATAATTAGAAATTCACCAAATGTTAGACCTTCGGTTGCATATCTCATTTTTAATTTGTTTACTATATCAGCAATAGATAGCATTTGAATTTTAAGATCGTTTTTCTTAATATTTAATTCAGCTATTTGAATTTTCCACATATCTGCTTTTTTACCCTTTAGCTCCATTACTTTTTTTCTAAGATCTCCAGTTTTTTGTCTAGCTTCTCCAAGTTTTTGTAATAAATCGCTAGATTGCATTTGTAAATCTCTTAGTTTATTTTCCATTAGAAAATCAAGAGAATATAGATATGACTCGCAAGTGTTAAGCCATTCTGTTACTTCTTCTGCTGCTTTTATTTTATCCATCGTTTCCATAGCCCAATCAACACCTTCAGTTCCACCCCAAATAAGCCAAGCTACGTGGCCTCTATCTTTCCAAGGTTCGTCTTTAAATTCTGGTGCGATTGTTGAATTTTTTCTATGTCTGTTAAATTGCGCCATTCTAGAAACAACATCCTCAGATAAAGATTCGCCTTTAGCTAATTGGTGTGCTCTTTGCCAACCAACTGCAGTACCGGCTGTTACGACATCTCTGCCGTATTTTTCTTTCCAGTCTATTGCTTTTTGTGCATTTTTAGATGCAGCCGTAGGATAATCGCTATATGTTTGTTCTTTGCTCATATTTAATTATATATCTAAATAAAAAAAGAGGACTTTTGTCCTCTTTTAATTTTAGTTGGTTGCTGTCTGATCGACTTGTTCGACAATTTGATCTTCTACTTTAAAAATAGAATCTAGCGTTTTAAGTAAACCTTCGGCTTCATCTACTTTTCTAACCAAATTATCAATTTCGTCAATGATCTGTGGATGTTCACCGATTCCAACAGAATTTGACATATAAACTTCAATAGTAGCTAAAGCTTCTAATCTTTGCGCGCTATAACGTGCCTTTAATGCTTTTAATTTAAGTTCTGACATAATTTTTTATTTTTTATACTAATTGTAATTTATTTTGTTTCAAATATTGAAATACTGCCAATTCTTTAGCCTTAGCTTCTACTTCAACGTCGATATCTAGACCATATGAATCTATAACATCATATAAGTAATCTGCGTGAGCCCTTTTATTAGTTTGAGATGCATCTTCGTGAATGGTTTTACACGAAGAGAAGTGCGTAAGTTGTTTGACATCTTTAGGCCAAGATTTTGCTGCTAATTTTAAAGAAGCTTCTTGATCTAATTGACCAGGATGGCACCAGTGATGGTGGTAGTCAAATGTAATTGGAACGTGTATGTTACTGTATACAGAATCATATAAGTCCTGGACTGTGTACTGTGATTCCTTGTCATCGTTTTCTACAACTAGTCTAGACTTAACTGACTCGTTTAGTAATTGAAAGTTTTGACAAAATCTTTGCATAGCAGATTCTTTATCTGGCGCTGTAGTATTAACATGTATATTAATAGCTGCGTAAGGTGTACGAGGTAGACCAATAAGATCCATGATCTCGCCATGCGTATTTAAATCTCTAATGGTTTTAGTAACTACATCTGGATTCGCAGAAGCCAAAACTGAAAATGGACCAGGATGAAATGTCAATCTTTGACCATATTGGCTTGCTAAAGTACCTGCACCTTTAAGAATATTACAAATCTTATCATAATCTGGCAAGTCTTTGAGTTCGTATTCGCTACACCATGGAAACATATCAGAACTCATGCGATAAAGCGAAATTCCATTCTTATGATTCCATTTGATAATTTCTACCATGTCTTTGACATTTGCCAAAGCCAATTCGCTAGCGTAATTAATACCACGCTCTGTGAATGTTTTCTTAATCATACCACGACCAATAGTAACTTTACGTTCTTTTTGCAAAGTCATATTGATGCAACAATATCCTAAATTTATTTTCATATGAATTATATGTTGATTAGTCCCATTGTTTTTCAAATTTATACCAATGATCAGCTGAAGCGCAATCACGCATACCTTCTAAAATAATAGCATCCATTTCTGTGCCACTTAAAGAATCTACCAAAGCTGTGATAAAACTTTCAACAATTAAAGGAGAAGCGTATTCATTAGTGCTTTTATTATACAGTTGTTTTTCTGCATAATTTACTAAACCTGAACAAACTCGTGTTGCGACAGCTTCATCATTACTAAATCTACTACCAACATAATAGTCATCGTTTACTGGAAAGCTAGCAATAATTTCGTCATTAGATTTACGTAATCTAAGTACTGAAACTGCAGTTTGTATAATTGGTTTAACATTGTTTGCTGCTTGAGTGTTTCCAATTCCATTGCATTTAAATTCTTGAATATTCATTTGTTTTTGTTTTTATTATTATAATGTAAATATACTAAAAAGATTTGATATAAAAAAATATTTAAGCAATTATTTTTTACTAAGTGCGTAATAACTACCTGCGTAAAATAAACTTAAAATGTCTGTAGAATCTTTGATTGTGATAGAGACAAAGAAACCTCCGGAAGTTGTAGGTACCTTGTCGAGATATTCTACTTCAATGTTTTGTTTTTTAATTTCAAGAATTTGATCGGATGATAGGACTATTTCGTATTTCATATTATGTTTGTTTTAATTACTCTGTAAATATACAAAAAAAAGCCCAAACTAAAAAATTTGGGCTTAATTATTTTTAAAAGTTATTAACATTTATTTCCAGAACAACTGGACGCATAATAGAATTACTGCTAATATCAATGAAACTCCTGTTTTCGTGTTGATTCCTTCGTCCATCATAGTATATGTTAATGCAGAAAAAGCTAGCATACCAACACTGAATCCAATAAATCTTCCAGGCCAAAGAGCTCCTTCGTAATATTGAGCTAATTCTTTAGTGCCTAGAATAAATGTATATGAAACTATGCTACCGCCGATTAAAGCTATCACTAATGGATTTCTTTTAAAGAATGGCCACACAAACTGACCATTGGTTTGAAACCAAACAATCACTTGTCCGATCGTTAATAAAATAATTCCATTAAATAAATTTCTCATTAAAATAATTCTGTTGTTGTTGTAACGATATGTGAAATGAAACTAGGTCTATGGTATTTGCAAGATCCGTGCTCTTTAATAGCATCGATGTGTTGTTTTGTGCCATATCCTTTGTTCGAAGCCCATCCGTATATTTTGCCTTCTTCACATTCTTTCATCCAATTATCACGATGTACTTTTGCAATAATAGAAGCTGCTGCGATAGAAGTGTATTTATTATCTCCGCCCACGATAGTTGCAAAGTTTTTACCTTCAAATCCATGGAATTGATCTCCATCAACAAGAACAAAATCAAAATCTTTTTTAGCGTAAACACCTTCTAAAGCTTTACCCATTCCATGCAAAGTTGCATTAAGAATATTCATGTTTTCGATAATAGATTCATCTACATGAACTACGTCCCACGCAATAGCATTTGCCATTACAATTTTATAGGCTTCTTCTTTTTGTTTTTCAGAAAGCAATTTAGAATCTTTTACAAGTGGGTGGGAAAAGTTGTTAGGCATAATACATGCCGCGATAGTGACTGGACCTGCAAGAGATCCTCGACCTACTTCGTCTACGCCAACTTCTACGATTGATTGGTCTTCGTTGTAGTGTGATTTGAGTAATACGTATCTAGTTTCAGACATGTGTATATTATTAAAGTTATAATACTTATACACATGTCTTCTACTTTGTTTTTATTTCTCTGGATTATCTACTAATTTACATCTATCGAAATGATTTTGTTTCATTGCTGAAATTCCACCTATTTTTTTACAATGTGGACATTGTATTTTAGTTTGTGGTTTAGATAATTTTAATTTAACATTGTCTGGGCACGGACGCCCTTTTTTCCAAGAATGCATTTTATTTTTCTGTTCCTGTGTCATGTTTAACTTAGATAATGATTGTTTTATTTTAACATCATCTGGCGTATTTAAACCTTTATTCCACGGCTGCTTTCCTTTAAGAGATTTTGACATTTTTAATTTAGAAGCTTCGCTGTGGTTTTTACCGATATTATTTGTATTACCTAACATACGTTTTCTAATAGCATCTTTAAAAGCATCATCATGTTTAGTTCCAGCATTTGCAATAGAGATTTTATCACGCGTTTCTTGCGTAACTATTCTTCCTTTACGGGATTGTGACATTTTTTTCTTGGTTTCTTCAGATAATGTAGTTCCAGTTATTGAAAATTTAGAAGAAGTTGCGTTTGCTTTATTATAAAAAGATGGATTAGAACCTACATTAAATTTTGCATGTAGCTTTATTTCTAGATTATGTGCATCTTCTCTGTTGTCAAAAATGCAAACAATTACGTATTTATAATTATGTGGATTTTGAATTTGATCTTTTATAAAATCTCTATCTTTGCTTGAAGAAAAATATTTTACTCCAATATCTAATATTGGTTCAATGTCTGACGATCGATATCCATAATAATGTTTATTATGGAGTATATTTGTTATGCGATATACATAATAATATTTGTAGTTTTTCATAAATGTTGATATATTTGTAGTTATATTATATATCTTTTTATTTATGAAAAAATCAAGCGTAAAAATTTTATGAAAGTAACTACAAATTCAACATTTTACGCCCGACTTTATTTATATATTAAAGATTATTTTCATCTTTCCATTTATCATATATGTTTACTATATCTTGAAGTATTTTAGCTCTAACAATATCTTTTGTTGTAAACTCATGAACCCCAACACCTCGAACTTTGCTAAAAATTTTAATAAATTTATGAAATGATACTTTATCTTTAGCAATATCATACTGACTAATATCTCCAGTGACTAAAACCTTTGAATTTTTGCCCATCCTTGTTATAAATAATATTAATGCATGCCATTGTGCATTTTGCGCTTCATCTAAAATCATAAATGCATCGTCGAATGTATCACCTCTCATAAATGCAAGTGGTTTGAATTCTATTGCACCTGAAGAAATTAAGCCTTCTGTTAATTCATCGCCTACAATCTTTTTAAAATTTGAAATATAAGATTGCATGTATGGATCAATTTTATCTGCGATATCGCCAGGTAAAAATCCTAACTTTTCTCCAGATTCCTGAATTGGTTTACATAAAATGATTTTGGAAACTTGTTTTGTGGCTAATAAATGTAATGGCGTAAAACATGCTGTAAATGTTTTCGACGTACCTGCTGGTCCTGAACAAAATGTAATTTCGTTCTTTTGGATCTGCTGAAAATAATCTTGTTGACTTGGTTTTAATTGTACTCCTACTAAATCTAATTCTTTAACTGTTGTCTTTTTTGGTTTGGCAGCTGTTGGTCTGCTGCTAGTTGATTTTGTTTTACTTTCTGCTGATCTTTTTTGCATAATTTAGTTTTTGTTTAATTTGTGGTTAATCACCTGCATCCACGACTAACTCTTTCAGCTTCACGAGTTTATCGCACTTCTCATACTCTTCGACTTCTTCGAAGTATTTAATTAATAAATCTATGAATTTTGATCTTTGGCCTATACCGTGAGGTATTTCTATAGAATTACTTCCATCTTGAAACGCAATAAAACGATTTACCGTTTTAGTAAAGTTTCTTGTTATTATATAGTAGCTAGATCTCATGAGTTGATCTTTCTCCTCATTTGATATGTAACTCATGTTCTTGTGGTATTTTTATCTTTCTTATGCTATATATTTACATAGCGTTTATCGAGTGGCCTATTGCGAAATTTTATTATATTAATAAAATTACTCTTGGTCCGCTTGAGATTTAATAGAACATGTGCGTCATGGGTATTAGTTTAATTCTTTAATTTTTTTAATTAAAGATAGCTGTTCGTCGTTTAAATTTTGAAAATTAGTATTGATCTTTATTAGTAGAGCTCCGGCCATTTCGGTGCCTGCTATTGGTAAGCCTTTTCCAGGTACTCTTAATATTTTACCGGGTGATGTATTTTCTGGGATCTTTATAGATATTTTACCACTTGGTATTTTAACTTCTAAGTTGGTACCTAAGATCATATCATAGAATTTAACAAAGCTTTCAATCATTACATCATCACCTTGTATGATATAATTTTCATCATACTGTACATTGACATTAATAATTAAATCGCCGGCTGGTGCATTAGAATTAAAAGGATTGGGTTGACCTTTACCTGCCATTTTATATTTAGAACCTTCTCTGGCGCCTTTAGGCACATTAGCATTAATTCTACCAGTTCCAACATCAATAGATCTCGAAAATCCGTTATAGATGTCACTTATAGTTATAGGTACAGTAACTCTAATATCTTGACCTTTGGCATTTGGATTATTTCTATATCCACCAAAGTGCATATTAAAGTCATCGGCAAAATTATTACCAAATCCCCAGTTTCTAAGTAAATCTTCTAAATTGGGTTGATTATTCCTTGAGTCGTATTCTTGTCTTTTATTATTATCACCTAAAACTGAATAAGCCTCTTGTATTTGTTGAAATTGCTGTTTGGTATCTTCACCAGTATTTTTATCAGGATGATATTCTTTAGCTAGTTTACGATACGCAGATTTAATCTCTTCCGGACTTGCCGTCTTTGGCACCCTTAATGTTTCGTAATAATTCATCTTTGCGAATTTTAATTGCTTCTTTAACTTTTTCTATGCCATCATTTTTAATAAGGTTACGCTTTTCATTACGTTCCATTATATCGGCAATTCTTTTAAGCTGAGTCGCGATGTCTGTTAATGCTTTTGGTTCCATAGTTATTATTTTAATATTGTATTATATATTTAATTTAAAAAACAAAGGGCACTTTCGTGCCCTGCATTTTATATTTACCTCCAAAAATTATTGTTGAAGTTCTTCTACGTATTTGTGTAAAACTGCACACTTTTCATATTCTTCTGATTCTGTAAAATATGCAATCATAAAATCTAAAGTGCCTTTTAATTGCTCTATTTGTTTTGGATCTAAATTATGAATTTTAGTATTTACAATATCGATGCCGTTTTTTGTAATCGATTCATAATTTTCACGAACTAGTTTATCAACTAAACT